ATAAGAGATATCATACTGGAAGGTGGGTGGGATACCACACTGACCCAGAACACCGTACTACATCCTAAGATCGTGGCAGTGGCTTTACAAGTAGTGGACAAGTTTGTCGCTGACTTTAATAAAGTATATGCCAAACACGATGTGGAAATACAACGTGGCAAACCCACGGGATCTAGTGCCCATCACGAAATTGATACGCAAGAAGACCCAACTAAAGTATACGGCGACATCGATCTACAAATGATCGCTCCTGAGACCGAAGGACAAGGTTACACACAGTTTACAGCACAGTGGAATAAGTTAACCGATGAGTTTGTTAAAGCTGGACATGCACCGTATGTGGACACAAGCGAAAGCAAACCCGGCCATCCTATATTCCAGGTTGGTCCAGACCAGTTTGTACAAATAGATTTTATGTGGCACCCAGAGCGTTTACGTAAATGGGGTGCCAGTCGTGTGACTCCTGAGCGCGGAGTAAAAGGATTATTGCATGGTAATATGTTTAGTGTACTAGGCGAACTACTTGACCTAAGCATACAACATGCTGGTGTACAATTAAAAGTGATTGATGGTCAACATGTTCCCTTTAGCAAACAAAAAGGCGCAGAAGTTGTTACAGTATCAACGGAGCCAAGCACTTTTATCTACGACATATTTGCGTACGAAGCGCAACAGCTTGGAATTAAAAAACCCAAGGTTGACCCCATGCTAAAACAATTCCCAGGCAATGACCTCGATGATGTCAAGATCATCAAACTGGTAAATGGTATTAAAGGTTTTGCACGTAGTTGCGAAGCGAACGGAATGTTTGGCCAAGGCGACTTGGCTAACTTTACATCAGCTGGTGATTTCTTGAATAAGTTTTGGCAACGATACAACGAAAAAGCACAAATTGATATCGCCGGCAAGAAACGCGATAAGGCACAAACACCAGATGCTATAGCAAGAGCCAATAGCGATAGAGAAAAGATACAACAAGGACTTGACCAAGTCAAAGGGTATTTCAAATGAAATTAGATTTTATTGATACCTTGTTGACAGAAGATGCTGCCGGTGGCGCACGTATACCACATCCCGAAGATGCTATATTCAGTGGTTTACCTGAAGCACAAAAATATCTAGCAGGTATAAAAGAAGTGATAGCCAATCCACAGACTAATACTGTTAAGTGGGATGGGTTTATAGCATTATTTTTTGGATATGCCCCCACTGGAGAATTCTTTATAAATGACAAGTATATGCCTGAAGGATTCTTCGCCAAGAGCGCGTCTGATTGGGAACGATACGATACCCAGATAAAAGCAAGTAAAAATCCTCGCACAGATCTATATCCAAAACTTGATGCCATATGGGAAGGACTACGAGTATCGGTCACAACAAAAGCTATATTCAAGGGCGACCTAATGGCCATTGGCGATGATATGGTTCCCAAAGGCGGCAAATATGTGTTTAAAGGTGTAACGGTCACTTATAAAATACCAACAAATAGCCCAGCCGGGATAGCGATGGAAGACAAGGCCGGGATGATCGTGGTACATTCGATGAATGGTACACCGTGGGATGGTGTGACTGGCTTGGCCAACAAAGGAAATGTAGCGATACTGGGTCCAATGGGATTACCGGCCGGACAAAAAGCTGCACCATTCAAACTGGATGAGCCGACTAAATTAGTAAAATCCGCTGATGCAACATTGAAAACCTCGGGTCCAGAGGCAGAGAAATTTTTAATGGGACTCGATGGGGTAAGTCGTGCAAAGATACAGACTTATTTTAATAAAAAGATTACAAAGCAAACAAATGCGGTATTAGATGCATGGTTAAAAGATCCTGCCAGCAATACCAAACCTCCAACTCTTAAGAAACTTGCTGGCTATATAGATCCTAAAACAGGAGAGCCAGTGATCGGTTATTTAGAAAACAATAAGGCAGGGTTCGACGCATTGGCAAAAGTATGGAACTCTATGTACGAATTAAAGAACAATTTAGCGGGACAATTAGAAAAACAAGTTAAAGGTTTTACGCAAGAAGTCAATGGACAGCCGCAAGGAGAGGGATTCGTGGCCAACACGCCCAGTGCTGGGATAGTTAAATTAGTGAATCGTGGGGTATTTGGCGGGGCGCATTTTAACTAATAACAGACCCAAATTTATTTTGTTTGTATAAATAACTGTATGCAGAGATGCACATTTATTAAGGAGATTTAAAATGGCAATCCAAACACGAGTCGAAGGTACCTCACAAGCAGTTAAAAACGTTGGTACAGTTACGACAAACTCTAATGCAGTTATTATTTCTACAGGTATCGCGGGCCCAATCCAGGCTTTTAAAATTACTACACTTGGTGTGACAGCCAACCTAGCTGCTGAACTTGGCACAGGCGGCGCAGTAGAAGCAATGTTACGAACAATTGCTGTAAATGGTACAGTTCTTGCTTATCAAGTTGATACTGATTCAGCAACATCACAGTTAAGCGTCTTAACTGAACGTAGTTCAGATACAGCAGCATCACTACAAGTCGCTATCCGTGCGCTACACGCATCAAACATTGGTGCCGCAAGCACAGTTACTGGACATACAGCCGTTGTTAGTACTGTGGGTGGTATGAAATTCGCAGGCTAATAGTAGTAGTTTAACCACAATAAAAAAGCACTTCTCGTAAGTGCTTTTTTTATGACTGTAGCTCATAAATAACTGTATGCAGAGATGCACATTTATTAAGGAGATTTAAAATGGCAATCCAAACACGATATGCAGGTGATGCGATAGGTGTTAAAAACATCGATGCAAACACAGCAGGTCTATTAGGAACTACCGTAGCAACAGGGTTAACAAAGAATCCGACAGCAATTAAGATCACTTTGGCAAACAGCCAGGTTTTCACAGCAGCAGAATCCGGCACTGGCGGCGCAGTAGAAACAATTTTACGCAACATCGCTATTGACTCAACAATCGTTATGTATCAAGCTGATACATCACAATTGAGCGTGTTATGTGAAGCAGTTGGCTCAAGCACCGCGACAATCGCGACACGTATCCAAGCTCTTGGTAACGTAGGTGTAGCAGCCAACGTTTACGGCGGACCGGGTGTTGCAGTTAGTTCAAGCAACGGTTTCAAACTAGCTTAATAGTTTAAAAACTAAAATAAAAAAGCACTTCTTGTAGGTGCTTTTTTTATGACCGATAAATATGTATATCATGCATGCCGGTATACATCTTTTCACAGGTTTCAGTCTAGTAGACATCACATCCACCGGCGTGATACGAAGTTCAACGCCCGACGCTGTTGACAGGAATCAACAGCGTAATTGGGAAACAGTCATACAATGCATGGGGTTACGCACACAACCACAGAATATAACAGATCCTATATCTTCGATGACAACATCAGATTGTTTAGAATTCGGAGAGTTATATAGCGGAAAGCAAAAAGTATGGTTATGGAGTTGGACCGTTGAGGCCGAAGGTATTTACGATCTGCACAATAAGCCGCTAGGTGGACTTATGCAGGATTTTGAACAAGTACCAATCGTCACAGGATTAGAAGAAACTGCCAGGTTCATGCTGCCAATCTTTTATCCCTACGGTCCCATCAAGAATATATACTTCAAACAAAGTACCATAAGCTAAATACTATTTGGTGTAACGACACCGTATAATAACCTGGGAACTAGCGATATGGCGTATGAAATTGAAAAAAAGAGTCTTGAAGCACACGTAGAAATTTGTGCCGAGCGGTATAGTTCCTTAGAAACACAATTTAACAATCTCGTGACCCGCATGGACTCACTTGAAGGGCATATAATTGAAATAAAAGATTCAATCACCAAAGTTGGTAACGACGGAAATAGTAAAATCATAACCATCGGGACAACGATATTTGGTGTTTTACTGACCGCGGTACTGGGTATACTAGTGCATCTAGCTACAAAATGAAAATAGTCGAATTACTTAATAATGTCCGTATCGGCATCAACAATGAACAAGCCGATCTATTAGGTAGATTCCAATGCGAGCCCAAGATATCAAAAAGCACACTCAGTCTAAGAGAGCAAGAAATAGCGAATCAATTAACGGCACAAGATATCTTATTACGCCGGAATGAAAATGGCCAAATTACCTACAAGAAAAAAATCCGTTAACAAGATACAATCAAACGTACCCCGGGATATAACAACGGCCGCGTCGGATTATATCACGAAGTGGACCAAAAACGAACTAAACAAACTGCAACGAGTCGAAGGTACACCACTTTGTATCCCAACAAAGAATGGTTATAAAATTGGACTATATAAGCTGATTGTTCAACCCAACAGGCTCTGCGAAGTGTATGATCATAACGCCGAATATGTTCATACTTTTGAAAGCAAAATAAGTGCGGTATTATATACGATCTTAACGTTAAAACGTAACTTCCACTTGGCACACGAAATTATACAATTAGACTCGGAAATAAATAAAAACTATACAGATATACTATCTTTCCGGAGAAGTATCGTTTGTGCGTTACAAAGAAAAGATTTTACAGTAGTAGATGTTAAAGTGGCCAGGTTAGAAATTGCTGAAACTAAATTAACTTTAGCCCGAGAACGTGTATCAAAATTGCACAATTACGCTAAATGGCATAAAGTTTGGCAGTAAGTAAAGATTTAAAAAAATTGTAACACACTAAATACATAATATAAAGTTTAGGAATAAAACCATGAGACTCTCTGAAATGCAAACTGAAGTAACCCCACAAAAAATTAACAAAGTTATGGAAAGCCGCTTTGGATTCCAAATTGACTATGATAATTTGACGTATGCTAAAGCTCAACGCTTGAGTAAAGCACTAGGTGAAAATATTGTATCCATTAAAAAATCATTTGGAGCACATACAGCAGAAAAAAACGCCAAGTACATGGAGATAATGCTGGTTAAAGAAGGCATTGATAAGTGGCTAGGCAGTGAGCAAGGTTTATTTGAAAGCGAGTTAGGTCGTAGCGAAGCAGTTCTAGCTGCCAAAGACATTGTCGACAGTGTACAGGACATGCTAGAAAAAATTAGCAAAGTCCAGAACGAACAGATCCCCGCTTTGATTGACACGATCCGTGATCAAATTGGCAGCGAACAAGCAGAAGCATTTAAAACAAGCATGAGCCCAACGTTAACAGATCTATATACTGCATTGAGTACAGCACGTGAAACAGCCGATACCAGTGTACGTGTATTGTCCGGCGAACAACCACCAGCCACAGACATGGGACTAGGCGGAATGGATGGCGGAATGTCTCCAGCACCAATTGATCCAATGGCAGCAGCAGCTCCACCAGAAGGCATTGATAGTGATATGGATACTGATGGATTTGATGCTACTGATGCGGCCGCCGGCGGTGCAGAAGAACTAGGCCGCGAACGTCGCTAATATGCGTATCAGTGAAATAATATTTGAGGCAGCACCTCCGCAAGCGGCACCAGTTGATCCAATGGCAACTGCACCAGTTGATCCAATGGCA